CGCGAAAACGGGTTTTGACGCGAAAACTCTTGCGTCTACGGATCAGCATCGACTTTTTGGACGCCGCCCCAATCCGAAAAACCCCTTCTATATAGGGAAAAACGGCCCTCCCACGATTTTTTCGAAAGCCTATTGACGCGAAACGCCGATAGGTTATAATGCAGGGGTCAACGCGGCGGACACCGCGAGACGCCAAACGGAGGACGAACGATGAAGGCTTCCAGCAAGTTCGGTCGGGGCGGCTGCTACACGTGCGGCGACTGCTGCCGCCAGACCCGGCAGACCGGGCGCGGTGACAACGAGAACTGCGGGCTGTGCGTCGAGTGCTTTGAGCGGAGCAGCATTGAGAACCAGATGAGCGACGAGGGCGAGACGCCCGAACTGCTCCGCGAGTGGCAGGGCTACATCGACACCTGCATCGCCAAGGGCGGCAAACCCAGCCAGACGAAGTGGTGGTGATTGTTCGGATACCCGCACTGCGGACGTTCCGCAGTGCGGGCGGGACTTCAACGGAGGACGAGACGATGAAGATCACCACGAAGCACCCGGGCTACCCGTCGCACGTAGTGCGGCGAGCCGCCCGCTGGGCGGCGAAGCAGATCGGGCTCGACGGCAAGGTTCTGCGGACGCTGAACGTCGAGGTCGGCTACCGCAAGTCGGCACAGTGGAAGAACGGCGATACGTGGGGCGGCTGGTACAAGCATGGCGAGCGGCTCGTGCAAGTGCTGCTCGGTCGCAACATTCGGTACCCGACGCCAGCAGGCCACAACCGCAGCGAGGCGGATCGGTTTGCCAACGACGAGTGGGAAGTGTTCGTCATGATGCTCGCCCACGAACTTGAACACGCACGCTGCTATGCGGTCTCGCGAACATGGGACGAACGAGCAAGGCTCAACTCCGAACCGCGCGTGCGTGCGATCCACTGGCGAACCCTGCTCGCCTTCCGCGAAGCCCGCGAGACGCTGCTTGCTGAGTGGCTCCGCGAGCCGTCCAAGCGGCCGGTGAAGCCGAAGCCGAGCGTCGTGGATCGCCGGGCCGAGCGGGCTGCAATGCTCCTCGCCCAATGGGAGCGGAAGCTCAAGATGGCGAAGACGAAGGTGAGCAAGTACCGCCGCAAGGTCAACTACTACGGTGCCGCCGCCGCCCGGCGGCAGGGATAATTGTTCGGGACTGCTAACAACGGAGGACGATGCGATGACGAAGCGAATCGAGCAATGGCTAGAGCAGCACGGGTTCAAAAACGGAGATTGGCACTGGGACTTCAACAATCTCCGAGTCGCTGCAATCGGCCACGAGTTCCTCATCATGATGTTCTGGGGGCGAGCAGGCGAGACGCCGCTGGCATGGTCGGCTGCGTTCCCCTGCCCCGACGGCAAGTTGTCCGCACCGGAAGACGTGGTGCTGGAGACGATCAAGCAGGCGTTCAAGCACGCTGACGTATCGGAGGTGCGGTAATGCAAACCTTCCTGCCCTACCCCAACATCTGGGCCTCGGCCCGGTGCCTCGACAATCGGCGACTCGGCAAGCAGCGGGTCGAGTGCAAGCAGATTTTGCTCACGCTCGGAGTCGACGTTGGCGAGCATCGCGGCAACCCGGCATCGCGGTGGCGGAACCATCCCGCTGTCCGTATGTGGCGAGGCCACGAGCTTGCCCTGGCCGAGTACGCCGAGATCATGTGTGCGGCGTGGCGGAATCGCGGATTCAAAGACACGCTGCGGGAGCAGTTCCGTGCTGTGTGCGACCGACTGCTGTCAAGCAGCCGGTGGCACTCCTCGCCCAACTGGCTCGGCTACGACCGGCTGCACGCCTCGCACCGGAGCAACCTGCTCCGCAAGGACGCCCGACACTACGGTCAGTTCGAATGGCAGGAGCCAGCCGACCTTCCGTACTGGTGGCCTGTGGACAAGGAGGTGGCGGCATGAGCAAGCCGAGCGACCTGGAGATGCGGATGATGATGCTCGGTGCCGCGCTCGCGCGGTGGAACCCCGAGGCGGCAAAGATTGTGGCTGACGCTATGGTCGAATTGGAAAAGACCCGCAAGGCGAAGGCAAGAAGGAGAAAGAAATGAAACGGCAGGCGTTCTTCTACAAACGGCAGACGAAGTTCGTTCGACGGCCTGCAGAGATCGAGATGCGGCGTCACGAAGACGTAGTCGGCATCGGAGTCTGGCCCGCACGTGACGCGACCGATCCGCACGAGCGGCTTCCGGCCTTGATCTTCCTCACACCGCAGGAGGCGATGGCCGTGGCGTCGTGGTTGTCGGAAAGCGCCGAGCACTTGATGGCGAAGGCGGCGCGTGCTGCGGCACGCAAGGCGGCGAAGCTCGAGGCGAAGGAGGCGCAGTCATGATCCGCGACCTCGTCCGCACCGCGTGCGTCGTGCTCGTCATGGTCGTCGCTGCGGCGCTCGTGGTCGAAGTCCGCGAGCGGCTCGCGGTGCTTGACATGGCGGTGCGGATGCAGCCGGTCACGTACGGCTACGCGCCGCAGGCCGCACCGGAGCCTCGCCCGCTGGCCAGGTTCGGGCGGGCCACGCTCGATCTGGCCGACGCGGCCCTGGGGGTGGTCCGGTGAACCCCCGAAAACACTGGGCAAAACGAGGCAAAAATTATTTTGGAAAGCCTATTGACGGCGACAGCCGATAGGGTATGATGAGGGAGTTCGCGGCGGACACCGCGACAGACGACGAAACGGAGACACGACGATGACCCCGACCAGCAAGATGGACTTCAAGAAGATCAAGGACGCGATCAACTTCCTGGGCCGCGACGATATGCGGACGCGGCTCACAACCAAGGTCGGAGACAACCCGGCCAACGTAGACGCCACGCTCACGCTGATCGAAAACCTGTGTGCCGTGATCCGGCAGCAGGAAGGACTTGTGGTCGAGGAGATCACGGTCGGCTGATTGTTCGGATACGTAATCGGCCCGGCCTCGTCGGCCGTGCCGCTGGACTGATTGTTTAGGTTCGGTAACTAACGGAGGGCTCTGACTGTGGCTCACGAAATCGACTTTACGACGCAGGCCCAGGGATCGGCGATGTTCGCCTACCAGCCAGCGTGGCACGGGTTCGGCACGGTCGTCAGCGAGGCGCAGACCTCGGCCGATGCCCTGCGGATCGCCGGGCTCGACTGGGCGGTGGCCCTGACCGACCTCGCGGCGATCATGCCCGACGGAACGCATCAGCTCATCGACAAGCACCGGGCGACGATGCGGACGGACACTGGCAAGGCTCTCGGCGCGGTGGGGCTGCGATATCAGCCGTTGCAGAACCGCGACGCGTTCGCGTGGATGGACGAGGTGGTTGGTGAGCAGTTGGCGATCTGGCACACGTGCGGCTCGCTGCGTGGCGGGAAGGACGTGTGGATGCTCGCGAAGCTCCCCGGCAACCTTGAAGTCTGCGACCGCGACGTTCTCGACAGGTACGTGCTGATCACGAACAACCACGCGGGCACCGGAGCTGTGCGGCTGTTTCCGACCTCGGTGCGGGTCGTCTGTGCTAATACTCTGCGGCTGGCGATCAGCGAGGTGGACAGCAACAAGTCCGACGCGGGCCTGCCGCTCGGCCTCAAGCTGTTCCACACAGCCGGAAGCCTCGGCAAGCGTGTGCAGAAGGCGAAGGAGTTGCTCGGCGTGATCGGCAAGAGCCACGACGAGTTCGCGCAAGCGGCTCGGTCGATGCTGGCGAAGTCGCTCAACACGCAACAGGTTAGCGACTACTTCGGCGGACTGGTCGAAAACCGCAGCGACAAGAATCGCGAGAAGGTTCTTGGCCAATTGTGGGATCGGTTCGCGTTGCCGACGAACGAGGGCGGATTCAAGGCAAACGTGTGGACGGCCTACAACGCGGCGAGCGAGTGGGCCGACCACGAGCTCCGCGTGACGGGTCGCGGTGAGCAGCGGATGGAGCGGAAGTTCCGCTCGTGCCTCTTTGGTTCGGCTCACTCCTTTAAGGAGCGGGCATGGGCCAGTGCAGTCGAGATGGCGGTCTAGTCCTCCGCCAGACGTCGCCGCAAGGCGGCTCGCCCGGCGGGAGCGGGTTTCCTCCGTTCTCCCGCCCCGCCGGGCTCTTTTTTCAAACGAACGGACGCATGGAGTGCGAGTCATGTTTCGGGTCTACGTGTTCGTGTCGTCTTACGACCAGAGGGTGGTGGCCAGCATTCAAGAAGTCGAGCCGGTCGAGTGGCAGGGCAAGACGATGTATCGGGATCTCGCCACTGGCAGGGTCGATCCGAACTACGGGCGTGAGGACGAGCCCGTGTTCGCCACGAGAGAGGAAGCCGTTGCCGAAGCGATCGCAGGGCTCGGGCGTCTCGAAGAGCAGTTCGCGGCGATGTGCCGCAGAAAGATCGACGAGTTGCAGATGGAGGTGGCAGCGTGAACTGGCATGTCAAGACCGGCGAGCGTTCGGTTCTCGGCGTCGGCTCGGCGATCGACATCGTCGTCGGGCGATTGGAGTACCTCGCCCAACACGGCAGTCGGTGCAACCAAGAGAAGCTGCTCGGCGAAGCGATCGAGTACGCGAGGTTGCTGCGCGGGTGGATTCGCGAGCACGAGCCGAAGGTAGAGCTCAAGCAGTGGACGTGCGACGGGAGCATCGAGTCGCAGAGTCGGCAGGTGCTTCGCGCTGGTGGCAAGGCTGGACCGATGAGCGACGGTTGAAAACAGGAGAAGACCAATGAGTTGGCACGACTCGTTCGATCGCATGAAGCGGCGTCCGCATCTGCTCGTTGTCTGCCCCCAGGCCGTCGCACCGGCCTGGGGGCGCGTCGTCGAGGCCGCGACGCGAGGTGAGTTGGCCGCGTGGTCGCATCAGTCGCAGGCGGCGGCATGGTACGCCGAGCGGCACGCCGGAATGCTCGCGATGGACATGGGCACCGGCAAGACGTTCGCGGCCCTGCTGGCCCTCGACGCGATGCGGCATCCGCTGGTCTTTCTCGACCTGTCCCGTGGCACCGGCAAGCAGCGAGCCGAGCGGCTGCAGTCTGCTTTATCGGTCGCGGGCGGAAAGTGCCTCGTCGCCGTGACGAACTACGAGTCGATCTGGCGTTCGGCTCTGGCTCCGACGATCGAGTCAGTCAAGTGGGCGGCGATCGTGCTGGACGAGTCGCATCGGATCAAGGCACCGGGCGGTGCCGCGAGTCGATATCTCGCGAGGCTTGCTGCGAAACAGCCGCATGCGAGGAGGCTGTGCCTCACCGGGACGCCGATGCCGCACTCGCCGCTCGACCTGTACGGGCAGTTTCGGTTCCTCGATCCGCAGGTGTACGGCACTTCGTTCGCGAGGATGCGGGCTCGATTCGCAGAGTGCGACACGAGGTTTCCATCGAAGGTGAAGTACTGGAAAAACCAAGACGAGTTGACGGTGAAGCTCGACGCACACTCGTTCCGCGTCACGGCAGACGAGGTGCTCGACCTGCCCGAGGCGATTCATGAGACGCTGCCGGTCGAGTTGTCGCCGAAGGTTCAGCGGTTCTATCGGTCGCTCGAATCGGAGATGGTCGCGGAGATCGAGTCTGGGACGGTCACGGCGGCGAACGCGCTCACGAAGCTCCTGCGGATGCAGCAGGCGACCGGCGGATATGCCCGCATCGACGGCAGTGCCGAGGTCGTGCCGATCGACGGCACGCCAGCGAAGCGGATGGTGCTGGCCGATCGTCTTGAAGACCTGCCGGTGACCGAGCCGGTGGTCGTGTTCTGCCGGTTTCGCTCCGACCTCGAAGACGTTGCCGCCGTGGCACGCGAGTTGGGCCGCGAGTACGCCGAGGTATCCGGCGAGCGGAAAGACCTCGAACGGTGGCAGCGAGGCGACGCGGTCATTCTCGGCGTGCAGATGCAGTCAGGCGGCGTCGGCATCGACTGCTCGCGTGCCGCTTACGCCTTCTACTACTCGCTCGGCTTCAGCCTAGGCGACTACGAGCAGAGTCTGGCACGGCTGCGGCGGCCTGGGCAGACGCGATGCGTGCGGTACTACCACCTCGTCTGCGAGGGCACGGTGGACGCACAGGTGTATGCGGCACTACGGGAGCGTCGGCACGTCGTCGAGGCGGTGCTGCAACGGTTGACGCCGAGACAGGAGTCGGTGGCATGAGCACTAGATTTGAAGACGAGATCGACGGACAGCACGAACAATCCATGCAGTTGTCGAAACTGCTGGAGCGCGTGGCCGAGTTGCAGGACGCCAAGGACCGCATCTCGGCGGAACTGGCGAAGGTGAGCAAGGAACTGAAAGGAGTGGAGTCGCTCGCCGTCGAGCAGTTGTCGCTTTCGGGCCTCGACGGCGTGCGGGCGGCGGGCAAGTCGTGGTTCGTGCGGGAGTTCTTCGCGGTGTCGATTCCGACCGAGAACAAGGAGAGGGTGCTGGAGATCGCCAGCGAAGCCTGCCCCGAGCTCGTGTCGGTCAACACGGCGAGCTTGAAGAGTTGGTTGCTGGAGGAGCGGCGCGGACAGGACGGCACCGAAGGCGGGCTGGCCGAGGGCACGCCGTTCGAGGGTTTGATTTCGGAGTTCCGTGAGATGCGGCTGTCGCATCGCACGCTCGGTTGATTGTTCGGGTATCGTTTCTATCCTCAAAGAAAGGAGTGCCACGATGGCACCGACAGGTGAGTTGATTACTGGGACTGACTCCAAGTTTCTCGCACTGCGTCCTGACTCGGACGTGCGCGAGGCTCTGATGGCGAACCTGGGGCCGGGCGAGACGCTCAATGCGTCGGACCTTCCCCGCGTGCCGACGCCCGCTGGCGGCGGCAAGGTCTGGTCGTGGATGGACAGCGGCAACAACGAGCAGAGTGCCAAGTCCATCGACGGCGTGCTCGTCTACTACGGCGTGCGTGGCACGCTGTGGGGAAGCGAGGAGCCGCAGGGCAAGGTGTCTCCGGTGCTCGTCTCGTATGACCTCATGACTGCGGTCAGGGTCAACGACGACATCGGCGACCTCGACGAGGATGCGTTGGAGTCGTGTCGCGTGGGCGACCGGCTCTATGACTGGACGAGGCTTCCGTACAACCAGTACGGCACGAGCAAGTCCGGTCGCGGCAAGCGGTGCAAGGAGAGCAGGCTGCTCGCCGTGCTGCGGCAGGACGAGGCGTGGCCGCTGCTGGTCACGGCTGGGCCGGGGTCGCTGAAGACTGTGACGCCGTTCGTGAAGCGGCTTCCGGTGCCGCACTTCCGCGCGGTGGTCAGCCTGACGCTCGACCGGGTTGAAAACGCGGGCGGCCAGCCCTACTCGCAGATCGTGCCGAAGCTCACCGGCACGCTCTCGAAGGAGGAGGGCGAGATCGTGAAGCGGCTCTACACGGTGCCGCTGTCCCGCGTGGCGACTCAGATCGACGTGCCGCAGGATGCGGCGTAGTCACGGATTGACTCGTCGGTCGCATGTACCCCCCGCCGCGTGGAGACGCGGCGGGGGGGCTCTCATCACACGGAGGAATCATGACCACGTCGATTGTGAACGTCGCGCTCTCGTATGCGGCGCGCGGATGGAAGTTGGTGCCGCTCTACGGCGTCACCGAGCCAAAGGTCTGCACCTGCTGGAAAGGCAAGGACTGCGGGACGCCGGGCAAGCATCCGGCTGGAGGAGACGGCTGGCAACTGCACGCATCGGACGACGAGGAGACGATCCTGTCGTGGTTCCAGGGCAACAAGCCGGTCAACATCGGAATTCTGCTCGGGCCTGCGTCCGGCGTCGTTGACGTTGAGCTCGACGACGACGATGCGAAGGCGGCGTGGGAGTCTCTCGGCCTGGGTGAAGTCTGGACGCCGACGTATCGCGCCGGTCGTGGTCCGCATCGGTTGTTCCGCTGGGACGAGGGTCTGCCTGCGGTGCAGGTTCGCAAGCCGCTCGGCATCGAGGTTCGTATCGGCAACGGAGGCAAGGCGGCGCAGTCGGTGCTGCCGCCGAGTCGGCACCATACCGGCGTCTACTACGAGTGGGTTCCGGGACTGTCGCCGGACGACGTAGAGTTGGCGCCGCTTCCTGAGAAGTTGGTCGCCCTGCTCTGGAATGACGACGGAAGCGGGCAACTGCGGACGAGCGTCGCGAGGTCGCCAGCGCGCGAGGTGCTGCACCGCGACGTGAAGACCGGAGAGCGGAACAACGAACTGCACCGCTTCGCCGTCTCGGAGGCGTTTCGTGCGGGTCCGAACCTCGACGACGAGCGCGAGCAGCAAGACCTGCTGCTCAAGTTGCGTGCCGTCAACGTCGTGATGTGCAAGCCGCCGCTCGAAGACTCCGAGATTGTGGCGGTCTATCGCTCGGCGATCTCGTGGGTGCGAAAGAACCGATCGGCAGGCGTGGACGAGCGGGCCGCGATCGCTGCGGCGGCGACGATCGCGCCTACTCCGCGCAACACCGGGGCTGCGATTCCGACGCAGGGATGGCAGCGGGTGTTCACGGAGATCGGGCTTTCGTTCGCACCGCTCGTGCCGGATTCCGGCAGCGATCCCGAGTGGGGGCCGGGCGAATGGCGGCTGACGGTCGTCCACTCCGACCCACTGGAGTACCGGCTGCACGTTCCCGCGTGGCGTCAGCACACAGCCGACGGCACGGGCAACGTGTCACTGACGGTGGATCAGTACCGCTCTGCTACGAAGACGGCGGCGCAGGTGCTGGCCGCGACGGGTACGGTGATGCTCGACGATGATCCGAAGCGGTGGAAGAAAATTTGGGACGGCGGCTACAAGGTCGTGGACTCCCGCGACGACGACGGCAAGGCACGCACGAGCCACACGGCTCGCGGCGTCAAGGCGAAGCTCTTGGACAACCCGTCCCACGAGCAGCCAGGAGCATCGAGCCTGCGGTACGTGCTCCTGGCTACATGGCTTTACGACCGGCTGTCGCAGGCGTCGCAGCCGTCGGACGACGACGTACCCGATCCGACCGGACGGGCGTCGTGGCGGCAGGACGGCACGCTCTGGTTCGCGTGGGGAAAAGTCTGGGAGGACATCGAGCGGCAGCACCGGGTGAACGACGGTGAGCGGATTGCCCTCAAGAGGCGTCTGCTGGCCCGTATCGGAGGCGATCGGGACTTCACCCACCGGGAACACCGTCATCTCGGAGGAGCCCGCAAATCGTACGTGGTGTGGTCTCGGAGGGAGTTCGCTGTGCTGGAGGAGATGGCGGCTACGGAGCGTGCCGAGGGCGTTGTATAGGAAAAAAATACATACCCCCTGAGGCTTCGCGGCAGTTCGTTTTTCCCGTCAACGTGCGTTTGGTGCCGTAAAACGCGGCACCAAACGTGCCGTGAAAAACCGCGAGAAAACGGTTTTTGGAACCAAAAAAAGATCGTGTCAACTTTTTGTATGACTCCTGCGAGGGGGTGCCCGTGAAGATAGCGAGACTGATCGGTGCCGCTGGCAGCGGAAAGACGACCGAGTTGTTGCGGATCATGGAGGGAGCCCTGCCGCAGTTAGGCAACGACCCTCTTCGCCTTGGATTCGCGAGCTTCACGCGGGCGGCGCGGGCCGAGGCGGTCGGGCGGGCGAGCGTGGCGTGGGGCGTCGATCCGAGCCTGCTGGAGGGCCGGGGGTGGTTCCGCACCGTGCATTCGACCTGCAAGCGATGCTTGGAGGTGCAGCCGGGGCAACTGATCGGCGACACGCAGAAAGACCTGGAGTGGATCAGCAACGTGCTCGGCGTGCGGCTCTCGACGGAGTTGGACGACGAGGTCGGAAGGCAGCGGTTCATCGGCGATCCGGTCGTCTCTGCCTCGCTCAACTGCTGGTCGCTGTGCCGGTCGTCGCTGATGCCGCTGGACGAGGTCGTGAGGCGGATGCGATCCGTGGATGACGACGTTCCCGACTATGCGGCGATTGTTCGCATATCCGAACGGTACGAGATGGCGAAGCGCGTCGAAGATCGGCTCGACTTCACCGACCTGCTGACGCGATTCGCTGGACTTCGTGTCGATCCTTCCAGCGGCATCTCCCGCGTCGAGCCGGAAGGCTACTTGCCGCCCGTCGAGGCGTGGCTGTTCGACGAGCAGCAGGACGCGAGCCCGCTGCTCGACATCGTGTGCAAGCGTCTCGTGACGGCACCGAGCGTGAAGTGGTGCTACGTCGTCGGCGATCCGTTCCAGGCGATCTACGGCTTCGCAGGATCGTCGGCGGATTGCTTCCTCGGCTGGCCCGCCGCGAAGGAACGGACCATGCCGAAGTCCTACCGCTGCCCTGCTCCGATTCTTGAGCTCGGCGAGCGGTGCTTGCGGAGGATGAAGCGTGGCTACTTCGATCGCGGCGTCGCGCCAGCGGATCATGTCGGGTGCGTTTTCGAGGCCGATGACCTCGAAAAACCGATCAGCATCGCCAATCCGAATGAGGACTGGCTTTTTTTAGCGCGTACTAACTACCACGCAAAACGCATGATCGCGGCCCTGCACGTGGCCGGAAAGCCGTGCCGCTGGGTGAAGTCGCCAGACGGTGCGACGAACCGAGGCGACGGGCTCAAGGCGCTCTTTGCGCTGGAGCGAGACGAGCCAATCAGCGGCAAGCAGTGGGCGCACGCTCTCGAACTTCTGCCGACGACGAACAAGGACAAGCAGCCGATCCTGACACGAGGCACAAAGACGCGCTGGGCGAAGGAACACTGCGACGATTGGGACACGATCTTCGCGTCCGACCTTTCCAGCGTCGGAGTCGCCGAGGCTGGCATCGATGCGATCCGGTCTGGCTCGTGGTGCTCGCTGGTTGATCGCGGCGATCAGTGGCGGCGGCAGGCAGTGGCGTGGGGGGCCGAACTCGCGGCGAACCCTCGCATCCGCGTCGGAACGATTCATTCGGTCAAAGGTGCCGAGGCCGACAACGTCGCCGTGCTGACCACGATCGGCTCCCGCGTCGAGCAGGGCATGGAGAACCCTGACCAAGCAGACGAGGAGCACCGCATCGCCTACGTCGCCGTGACGCGTGCGAGACGGAATCTGTACGTCGTGAACGAGGGCAAGGCCGGAAGGCGTGTGCCGCGCATGGAGGTGTTGTAATGGCCCAGTGCATCATCTACGCGAGAGTTAGCACGCGGCAACAAGCATGGGGCCACGGGCTTGCAAGACAAATCGAATGCTGCTCTTGGAAGGCAAAAGAAGACGGCGCATGGGTGCGCAGCGTTTACGTTGACATCGCTAGCGCAACACGGCCTCGCAAACTCAAAAACAGGCAACGTGCGATCCAAGAAGCGAAGGAAAACAACTGCGCTATCTACTTTGAGTCCGTTGACCGCTGGACAAGGTGTTCGCAAGACGACTCGCTAGAAGAGCAAGGCCTGTCTCTGGTGTCTTGCGATGAAAACGCAAGAAGGCTTGAAGCAAACATCGCCGCTCTATTGGAGGCAGTGAAATGATTGACCTCTACGAAACCACGCTCGTCTGCTACCGCTGCTCGGCGTCGTCGTGGGAACACGTCGGCGAGTTCGTCCCGATGAAAGGGCCGAGGCAGGACGTTCTGGCGTGCGCGTTCTGCGGCGTACGGATGCGGGTTGATGCCGCAGCCCGGTCTGCCGTGGCTGAGCCGCGAGCCGACTGGACCGAGTTCCGTTTCCAGTACGGGCGGTTCAAGGGAATGACGATCGCCGAGGCGGACGCCGAGCCGAACGGGCGTCGGTATCTGGAGCACCTTCGTGACACGAACGAGAAGTTGAAGACACGCATCGAGGAATACCTCGCCGCGTCCTCGGCGTAGCGGCTGCAGTCATCGGCCGCATGGATCGCCAAACCGTGAGAGGCGACGTATCCACGGAACCCAGTAGCCGCCCCGCCGTGAATCTCCAGCACGGCGGGGCGGTTTGCTTGACAGCGACTGTCAAGTGGCGGCATGAGCGTCGCTACGCTGGCACGAAAGCCGCAGTGGCACGATGAGCCTCTCGGCCCGTCGGAGAATCCATTCTCGACCAACAAGGTCACCGGGCATTCGCTGAACTTTCCGATCATCGGGACGTGTACGCCAACGCTCGTGTGTTCCGATACGTGCTACTTCGCCCGTGGCCCCGCGACTTGGACGGCGAGCTTGGCAAAGCAGCATCGGCTCTTGAACTCATTGCGTGCCGATCCGCAGTCGCTCGCCGGTCGCATCGCGCACTGGTCAACGCGGCTGCGGCTCACGTTCATCCGTTGGTGCGGCGGCGGCGACCTCGTAGCAGAGACGCCAGCCTGCATCGACGCCGTAGCCTTGATGCTTCCAGGTGTGCCTCAGTGGGTCGTCACGCGCAAGCCTGAGATCGCTTCAACGATTCAGCCTCGCGACAACGTCTACGTTCACTTTTCGGTAGATCGGGCATCGTGGGCAAGGCTGGAAGAGTTTCGCGTGGTGGCTCCTCGCGGCTTGAAGTGGTTCTGGTCTTACCAGTGCGATCGAGGAGAGGCTCCAAGCGACGACGTTGCTCCTGTCGTGTTTCGGCATGGCTATGACCTTGACGGATCGCAGCCGATTGCGAGAGACTGCCCGCTCAACCTGAGCGAGTCGATTGTTCGGGTATGTGAATCATGCCGTCGCTGCTTCAACGGCGACGCTGTTCAAGGGGCAACGGAATGCCACGGGAATCCAACATCGTCGCCGCGATAGTTCGGGAAGCCAAACAAGCAGGGTGGTGGGTCATGAAGATCCACGGCGGTCCGCATCAGTTGGCTGGCGTCCCCGACCTGCTCTGTCTTCGACGCGGCAAGGCGGTGTTCCTGGAAGTGAAGCAGCCGGGCAAGAAAGCCACGCCGCTGCAGGTCGCACGCATGAGGGAGATCGAGACGCAGGGAGGCGCACCATGCAAGGTCGTTACGTGTCGCGAGGAGGCGATGGCCGCTCTGTCCTAGGCTTCAAGATTCCTGTTGATCGCGAGCCACCGGCTCCGACGCCGCTGGATGAAGTCATGTCAGTCATGTTTTTGGAAAGCGCACCGTGGGTGCAATCGAGAATCAAAAAACTGCGGTTGTCTGGCAGGCTCGTGCGCGGCTGGACACCGCCGACAGTGCCGGACCCGTGCGCCGCTTCGCTCGTGGAGGATTTATGAGTGCACCGCTTCTGCTGTTCGTCTCTCTGCTTTACTGGGCTGTCGCGATCGAGCAGTGGTGGAAGGGCTCCCCCGCCGGATTCGTCGTGTGGGCGAGCTACGGCGCGGCGAACTGGGGGCTGATGTGGATGACGAGGTGAGCAGAACAGCGATCCCGGCGGGCAGGCGGCGGAAGGATAAACCGCGCGGCCGAACCCGCCGGGGTCGTCTGTTCGCAATTCGAGAACTGCGAAACAGGACACTACACGGGCGCGAAACGGTGTGTTGAGAACCAGTGTTTATACTGTCCGTGTATCACGCCTCCGCTAACTGCAAGGCCACTAGCCTCGCGTGCCATGATCGGGCATGCGACTCCTGGCGACTCTCATCGCCGTGTCGGCCCTCGCGGCGTCTGCCGCCACGATTGACGAGTCGAAGGGCGACGGCCGCTACCTCGACTACGGTGCGACGTTCTCGGGCTACGTCGTGCGGGTCGTCGGCAACAACGCCGAAGGCGTTCCGCTCGCGGGCTCTGGCACGCTCATCTCGCCGCACTGGGTGTTGACGGCGGCCCACGTCCCGCACGAGATGACGGCTGTCACGGTCGTCCTCGGCGGCGAGCGACTCGCGTGCGACCGCGTCGTGCGGCATCCCGAATGGACCGGCGTTCACGGGTGGCACGACATCGCCCTGGTGCGGCTCGGACAGCATCGGCACGCCGACGTGTATCCACGGCTCGCTGACGGCACCGAGCGGCTCGGGAGCGTCGCCGCCGCCGCTGGGTACGGAATGACAGGCACGCTCACACGCGGGCTCACGGGCGGCGACCAGCGGCTGCGAGCCGGGACGTGCTTCCTCGGGTCGATCGAGCACGGCGTGTACGTCTGCCCGATCCGCAGGACGCCTGACGCTGGCCCGCTCCCGGCGTGCATCGCGCCGGGCGACTCGGGCGGGCCGCTATGGGCAACGGCGATCGACGGCAGCACGAGGCTTGTCGGCGTGAACTCATACGTCGCCCGCGTTGGTGGAAAAACGCGATACGTCCTCGGCGAAGAGTCGGGTCACACCCGCGTGGTGCTCTACCTCGATTGGATTCGGAGCGTGGTCGGCGAACTTGACGAGCCATGCACGATGCCGGGATGCCAACCGCCACGCTGAGATTCCGATTGCCCGAGGACGAGGGCGAGTTCCGCGACTGCGTCGAGGGCTCGCGGGCGAAGTCGATCGTCATCCTGCTCGACGACCACCTCGCGACCGAGATCAAGGGCGGCGAGCTCGGCCACGATGTCGAGGTGGCGTACCAGGAGCTCCGCGAGTGGCTGCGGAGTCAGTGTGCGGAGCACGGGCTCGACTTGCTGTGACCATCACGCTCTCCATCCCCGGCGATCCGGTGCCGCAGCCGCGCCCGCGAGTGTCAACGCAGGGCGGGTTCGCTCGCGCGTACGTACCGAAGAGCCATCCAGTTCACGCCTACCGACAGGCGATCGCATTAGCGGCAAGCGTCGCCGGGCTCCGCGAGCAGGCGAAACCAGTCAGCGTCGTCATTGACGCCGTGTTCGCACGACCCAAGTCGCACCTCACGAAGTCAGGCGTGAAGCCGACCGCACCGGCGCTGCCGCGTCCCGACGTGGACAACCTGGGCAAGGCGGTCCTCGACGCGCTGCAGGACGTGATGGGCGATGATACGAACGTGGCTCGTCTCGTCGTCGAGAAATCGTGGGGCAGCGAGGGTCGCACGACGGTGCGGATCACATGAACGTCGCGATCTTCACGAGCGCGGGTGTCGGCACGCCGTGGGCAGAGCTCACCGTTGCGAACCGTCTCGCGTACTGCGTGAGGCACGACTACACGATGGTGTGGCGATGCGAGCCGTACTCACAGGCGCTGGCGAACTTCTGGCGGATCGGGCAACTGCTCGAACACCATGACCTCGTGTGGACGCTCGACGCCGACTGCGTGATCACGAACCTGACGACCCGGATCGAGGACGTGCCCGAGCTCGGGCCGCACATGACGATCTGCGAGGAGGGTATCGGCGCTCACGCCCTGGTGAACGGCGGGTCGATCGTGTGGCGTGCAACTCAAGGCACGCTGTCGCTGCTCGCCGACATCGTCGCCGCAGAGGACGAGTGGCGAGGCATGGAGTGGAACGTCCAGCAGTGGCTGATGAAGCACCGCGAGCGGCTGGCGGATCGCATGACGATCGCGCCGAAGCGGACGTTCAATTCGGTGCATCTCGGACAGACGAACCACTGGCAGAACGGCGACCTCGTCTATCACCCGTGCGGCAATCCGCCCGACATCCGATGCGAGCTGATCCGCGAGCACCTGGGCCGGGTGGTCACATGAGCTACCAGTTCACGCACGACTGGTTCTCGATGCGAACGAACGCCTGGCGTGAGCACGTGCTGCCTCGCCTGCCGCACCCGTGCCGCTGGCTGGAGATCGGATCGCACGAGGGCCGCTCTGCGTGCTGGATGCTCGATGAAGCACTGA